AACGATGGTAAAAATAAATGCAAGAGGCTGTTGACATCGGTTAACAGCAAGCGCATCATGGCTCCACGGTCACAAACGACCGGCAACCGGAGCAACAGATATGCGACCCATCCCCCAACACCTGCCGCCCTCAATCAGATGGGCAATCGCAGCAGGTGAATCCAGAGCAGCCCGTGACCTTGCGATGAGGCACGCAAGAGCGCACGCAGACATCCGTGCAGCGTTTGTTATTTGCGCTCGAACCAACCAACGGCTGATGTTCCAAGCCTTGCAGATGGCGAGGGCAACAGTATGAAAACCGTTGGCCTGTACTTGTTCTCGTTCGCCATGTTTCTTGCCCTCGCGTGGCTTGCTGTGAGGACTTTCTGATGGACGACTGGCAACAGCAACGCGAGTGCGAGGAACGCCGGTACTACACCGAGCCGGTCATCCTCACTTGGACGCAAGCCGATATCGACCGCCACAACGAATTGCGGCGCGAACTTAAACAAATGATTGAGGAGAGCAAGAAATGTCAGACCTTCTAAAAATCAATGTCAACGGCCACACCGAGCGCAAGGGCAACCTCACCTACTTGTCATGGGCATGGGCGTGGGCTGAAGTGTTGAAGGTTGACCCCGGCGCACAATGGACGGCGCACGAATGGGACAACAGCCCCGTAATGTACCTGCGAAACGGCACAGCAATGGTTAAGGTCAGCGTCGAAATTAAGGGCGACATCAAGACCTGCATTCTCCCTGTCATGGATAACAGGAACAGAGCCATCGTTGACCCTGATGCGTTTGCCGTGAATAGCGCCATCATGCGTTGTCTTACAAAGGCCATCGCAATGCACGGGCTTGGGCTTTACATCTACGCGGGTGAGGACTTGCCAGAGTCGGAAAAGGCTGAACCTAGCCCCGAGGTGTTGGCGCAGATTGCGTCTGTGACTGACGCGGCTGCGCTTGTTACCTTGTTCAAATCACTTGACCCCGCCATCCGCGCAGCGCACATGGATGCGTTCAGCGCACGCAAGAAAAAGTTGAGCGACGGGGGTGCGGCGTGAACAAGCATCAATGGGAACGGTGTTGCGGAAGTTGCATTTTTTATGTTGAGAAAAAAGACGACGAAGGATTTTGCGGGTTTGCTTGGCCGCCATACATAAAAGCAAAGCGACAACCTGTAAGCGCATACGACCGTTGTGATTTGTACCAAGAATTGCCGGATGGTGAAGACCCATTAACAGTGTCAGAAATTGAACGGGTATTAAAAATATGATGGAACAGCGTACAGACGACTGGTTTGCGGCACGGCTTGGCAAGGTTACTGCCAGCCGTGTGGCTGATGTCATTGCCAAGACCAAGACCGGCTACGGCGCAGGCCGCGCTAACTATATGGCTGACCTTGTGGTTGAGCGGCTGACGGGTCAGAAGGCATCTTCGTTCAGCAATGCAGCGATGGAATGGGGGACCCAGACCGAGCCGCAAGCCAAAGCAGCCTACGCCGCCAAGACCGGGATACTGGTTGAGGATGTCGGCTTTATAGACCATCCGACTGTTGCAATGTCTGGTGCCAGCCCTGACGGGTTTGCCGAGGATGGTTTGATAGAGGTCAAATGCCCTAACACCGCTACTCACCTTGAGTATGTGTTGGCAGAACTTCCCCCCCTTAAATACTTCACGCAGATGCAATGGCAGATGGCTTGCACGGGCAGACCGTGGTGCGACTTTGCATCCTTCGACCCGCGTCTTAACGAGCGGCTGCAATTACTAGTCGTGCGCGTCCCGCGTGATGACGACTACATTAAGATGCTTGAGCAGGAGGTAACTACTTTCCTGCAAGAGTTGGACGACAAACTTAACAAACTAGAAAAGGTGACCCTGTGAATAAGCAGTACGACAACAACAACCGTGGCGTTTTGTTTAAGAACGATAAGCGCGGCAACGAAAAAGCCCCCGATTATCGCGGCTCTGCCGTTCTTAACAATATCGACCTCAACATCAGCGCGTGGATTAAGCGCAGCAGTAAGACCGGCGATGCCTTCATGTCCCTCAAATTCGAGCCGAAGCAGGCTGCGCGTCCCAAAACGATGGCAGAGCAAAACCCCGAGAAGTTTAACGACGATGAGGATTTGCCGTTTTGAAAATCTTCATCGGATACGATAGCCGCGAGGACATCGCCTACGAGGTGGCTCGTGCGTCCATTCTGGAACACATGGAGGCAGAGGTTGTCGCGCTTCGACTAGATGACCTGCGGGAAATGGGGATGTATTGGCGCGAACCAGACCCGTTCTCATCCACGGAGTTTAGTTTCAGCCGGTTCCTTGTGCCTGCGCTCTGCAACTTCAGAGGCAATGCCTTGTTCATGGACTGTGACTTTCTAGTACGGCACAGTCTGAAGCCGTTGCTCGACTTCAACAATCCTGATGTTGCCGTGTGGTGCGTGCAGCACGACTACAAACCCACATCTCTGACAAAGATGGACGGGCAGGTACAGCGCCAATACCCGCGTAAAAACTGGTCGTCGTTTATGTGGTTCAATTGCAGCCATCCGTCAATGGGTGGGCTGACACCCGAAATCGTGAACAGCGAAACCGGGATGTACCTGCACAGATTTATGTGGGTAAACGACCGGCACATTGGTGCGTTGCCGCCGACCTTCAATTACTTGGAGGGCTGGCACACACGGGCGCAGGTTCCTGACCCGACTTGCGTGCATTTCACCGAGGGTGGCCCGTGGTTCGATGAATACCAGAATGTCGAATATGCCCACGAATGGAAGCAATGGGCCGGACGGGTGAGGGCATCCGAGCGATGAAACGCATCTTCCCGCGAGGCACCAGACCCGACGCGATGGCATCTGTCGTAACGCGGATGGTGTCTAACCTTGACCCGCTCAAGACATGGGCGGTCGAGGTTACGGAGTGGAAGAAGCCCCGCACCAACCAACAAAACAAGTTCCTGTGGGGCGTGGTGTATCCCGCCATCATCGACGGCGGTGGCGAGGCGTTGCGCGGATGGACACGCGATGACCTGCACGACTACTTCTTGGGTGAGTGCTTCGGATTTGAGACGCTGGAGGGGTTTGGCAGGAAGCGGCTGCGACCGCTGCGCCGCTCCTCGACGCTCACGAAGCAAGAGTTCAGCGACTACCTGTTGTTCCTTGAGACGAAGTGTCTGGAGATGGGCATCGTAATACCGGAGCCGACCTATGAACCTGCGTAAAGCGGCACGGGGTCGAGGCTGCATGGTGCGTATCCCAGAGGTGTGCAACCACAATTCTGAAACGGTCGTGCTTTGTCACTACCGCTTAGTTGGGGTCAGCGGTATGGGCATGAAATCGCCCGACATCCTTGGAGCATGGGCCTGTAGCGCGTGCCACGATGCTATCGACCGTCGAGCGCATACCGACCTTGACCGCGACTATGTGCGCCTGTTGCACCTCGAAGGCATAACGCGAACCCTCGCGCAACTGAACAGGGAGGGACTACTGTGACCTTTATGGTAGACACGCCGTACACCCCGGCTTACATCCGCAACGAATTCCTATATGACCACCAGACGGGCAGCGGGGAGTTTACCCCCTGCACCATCTTCGGGTTCCGGGCCGAACCTGCACGGGTACCCATGTTTAGCGTTATGGCGGCCTGTGGGGCGCAATGGGCGAGGGTGCCTATCCATGCCCTTGTGTCGAAGCCATGCCCTCCAATGGCTTTAGAACTCGCCTGCTGGTGGGACTCTTTCAGCCGCCACGCCGAGGTGCGGGAGATGGAGTTTCTGCGGGGTCACCGTGTCCGCGCCCGTGGCAGGGACGGGGTGTGGCGACCGGGGGTGTATGTGTTCTCTGTGTTCTGGCAAAACGGTGGGTGGTCGGAGGTCAGCGACCAAAGCAAAGACCACCACATCATCCGGCTAGAGTCGGGGCCGCTTATCGCGTACCCCAACAACAAATTGCATTGGGTTGACCCGAGCCATTTGTCGGGCGACCCGCCGCGAGATTGGAAGTCACCGTCACAGTCTTACTCGGTGGAGGCATTATGGTCAGATGGGTCTACAACTGGTTCCGCAACATAAAGGCACGCAGACACCACAAATGGAGCCGCGTCCCAAAGCCTAACTGGGCGTGCAGCCGAGGCTATCGGGATACTTGGTAGGGATTGATTCTGCTCACCTGTAGTTTAACTGGCAAAACTCCGGGTTTTGACCCCGGCAATCCTCGTTCGAACCGAGGCAGGTGATTAAACCCTACGCTCGAAGTGCGGCACATCCTTAAACGATTTCCAGAACCCGCCCCATTGGTTCTTGGGGTTGAGGCTCTGCCAATACTCACCAACCGGCGTAAGAGCAGGGATGTCGTAGGTCAGTTTGCCGTCCTTGAAGAAGTTAAGGTCGATGGCGCATCGCTTGAGGTGGATGCTGTTCATCGTCTTGCTACGCCCAGTCTTCACATAGATGGCCTGCTGTTCCGGGGTACGGGCAAGTTCACCGCCCGTCACGACGAAGCCCAACTCTGTCGCCTTGTTGATGAGTTTGGCGACATCCAGCAGGAACGCTGCTTGTTCTTTTACAAGGCTCATTTCATGGCCTCCTTGAGTGCGTCGGTCTTGTCCTTGCTCGACTGGCTGCTACCGAAGTAGTACGAGACGACCTGCGTAGCGACCGCAGACAGCACACCCAAGATGTAGATAAGGATGTCTTTGCGGCTAGGGTCAATCGGACTTGCTTGAAACAGCACGATGCCAAAGAGCGTGAAGGTGATGCCAAGCAAACCAAGCGCCAAAATCGGCGTGATGAGTTTGTTTAGCAGCGGTGCCTTGTCGGAGGTGACAATCTGCGTCTCGCGTACCCGCGCATCGTTGGTGTCCTTCAGGCGCATCTCAAGTTCAGCAAGGTCAAGTTTGTCCTCTTCCAGACGCAACTTGAGCAGTTCTTCCTCATGCTCCATCTGGGCAATCTGAATCTTCGCCAAGTCCTCGGGGGACATATCCGGCTTCAGTTCAACGCCCAACTTCTCCTCAACGACCTTCTTGCCCTTCGCCAACACAGCGTTAGCGACGAGGTTAAGCCCGTTGCCAAGCAGCGGCGTAAGGATGGCTTGTAGCGCGGCAGGTATCACTTTCCCGTCTCCTTTTGTTCAAGCAGTTTGACCCGCATCTGGAGGTCATAAATCTTGTCGAGCAGTTCTTCCTTCTGACGCTGGCGGCGCTCTGCCGAGATGGGGCTGTCGGTCGGCACACCCTCCGGCGTGATGAGCGCAGGCATCTGACCCTCAATCTTGGTCAGCCGAGTGCTGAAGGATGTGACCTGCCCCAAGAGCCATGCGATGCAGGCAATCAGGACGGGAACCAGCATCTTCATTATCTCGCCGAAGTTCACAGAACTGGCCCCCTCTTTCGTCACTTAATGGACTCCAGAAACATCATCGTCACCGTACCAAATGCGGTAAGCAGGATGAGGATGATTGTCCCGCCAACCCGCATCAGAAGGTTCTCCAGACGCTTTAGCCGCGCATGGATGGCTTCGTAGCGCACGGCGCACACATCGATGTGACTCGTCACAGTCACCTCCAAATCTTGCACGGTGGTCACGACGGCTGCTCCTTCGCGACCTGCGGCTCTGCCTGCTCCTTGATTTTGACGACAAGGGGCCACGCACCCGAAGAGGTAGGCAGTTGACCCAGCACTTGCAGGATGGCGTTAACCTCTTCCGTGGTCAGCGTAAGGTTAATCACGGCGACACCCACGGCAGCGGCGGCGAGACGATGGGCGGGTTCTTCTGGGCCTCAATCTGGCCCTCCACCGCAGCCTCTGTCGCGTCCTTATCGACTCCGTTGGCCCAGACCCAGCCAAGCACTTGGTCGAGCGTGAGCGAGGCGTAGGGGGTGAAAGCACCCTCGACGACAGCAAACGAGGTGGTCGAGTAGACCTGCCCCGTGTAAGCGCCATCCACGCCCGTGCATTGCCAATGGGCGGTAACTACATAGTCAGCGCCTTCAGCAGACTGCGGGAGGCAGTTGAGGACAGAGATGTTCCAAGTGATAGTGGTCATGATTGCTCCTGTGTTACGGCCCAGCATCGCGCCAAACGCCGCTGCTGTAGAAGTACAGTTTGTTGTTGGTCGTGTTCACGACGATGGGTGCAAGGCCCGTGATGGCGGTCGGCGTTCCGGTCGGCGTACCCGCGCAGGTCGGGACATACAAGAATCCGTCCGTCGCGTTGGTGGCGAGGGCAGATTGTGCGCCAGCGCAGAAGTTTCCAGCGCCGGTAATTGATGCGCGTTCGGAACCGTTAGCAAAAAAGGTCATAAAGCCGCCATAGCCTGCATAACCTGCGGTAAGGCGCATTTCGCCGCCCGCGCCGTTCATCTGAACCGAAGCGCGTTCGGTCGATGATGTGCTAAATGCAAGTTTTACCGTCGCGCTGCCGTTGCCGTCGTTGCCGATGGTCAGGCCAGAGCCGGAGATGGGCGAACTCGTCCCGATGCCGAGGTTGCCTGCGTTATCAAGACGCATGGTTTCAGCGTTGCTTGTGCCATACCAACGACAAAGGCCGTCGTCCGAGACAAGGAACCGGGATGCGCCGCCAGAAGTTGCACCTTCAAGCGAAGCAGTTGCGCTAGTGGTGCCTGAACCACGCACCGTCAGTCTTGCATTACCGTTGGTTCCACCAACAAAGAGGTTGCCGGAGGAGTCGAGGCGCATAGACTCGTTTGTGATGTCGCGGTAAAAGATGGTTGCCGCTGAGTTGCCCGAGGTGCCAGTCGAGGCGTAGATGTTGAAGTCGAACGGCGAGTCGTAGTTCTTGCGAATGGTCGCAGCGCGAGCGGTAGCACTAGCAGGCAGCGCGTTAAAGTGTAGCGACGAATAGCCAGAAACCGTAACTACCGCCGCATCACTGCGGACATCTAGTTTGGTGATAGGCGAACTCGTCCCAATGCCGAGGTTGCCGCTGCTGTCGACATACCAGCGATAGGCAGAGGCCGTGTTGTCCCACAACCCCACAGCGTTTGCTCCGGGGACACCAAGCGTGTACTTACCCGTGCCAGTCGTGCCGGAAAGCGTCAGCGCGGCGGTCGTGCCTTCAATCTGCAACTGACGGCTAAAGCCTGCGGTGTTAGACGGGGTAGTTGCGCCGATTCCAACATTGGCAGACGAATTAATCCGCATCGCCTCTACGCCGCCCTCCGTGAAGGCAATCGTGTCTGCGGCGGGGAAGAAGATGCCGGTGTTGGTGTCGCCGGTCGTGGTGATAGACGGGGCTGCGGCGGTGCCTGCCGAGAAGGTTGCTACGCCGCCAACATTGAGCGCCGAGGTGATGGACACATTGGCAAAGGTCGCGTTACCGGCGCTGTTCAACTGCGAGACGACTTGGAAGCGCGTGCCGTCATAGACAACTACCACTACCTCGCCGCTCTTGATGTCACCCGCAGCAAGGGCCACAGACCCGTCACGGGTCACAGCCTTTGCGCCAAGCGAGTCGATGTTGAGCGTCACCGCGCCCGTGTTATCGCCCGTGGCGACGAAGTAGAACATCTGTCCGGCAGCGTAGGCGGCAACCACAGGCGCACCCACAGCCGTGATGGTGTCAGCCCCAGAGACGCTTGTAAGCAGTTTGGTGACCGTAGACTGTACCTGCGACAGGTTCGCAGAGTCCGTGGCGGCAGAGCCAACCCCAAGCCCCGTGAACTTGTAGGTGGACATCGGGATGTTAGCCGTAACCGTCGTCTGACCGTCCTTCGTGATGACGGTCGAGAGGCCGGTGGCAAGGTCAGCCGTCAGGGCGTTAAACGCCGTGGACGAGATGACGGTGCCAGCGACTACAGGCTGGCCTGCCGTGTTGATAAGGAATGTACCCGAGCCATTGAAAGACATCTGTGATTACTCCTGATTACTTGAGGAAGAACCGAAGCCGCCTGCACCTACTGCGCCTCCCGTTCTGCTTGCCGCTCTAGCCCGACGACGCGCCAAAGCATCGCGGTATGCTTGCGTAGCAGCAATTTCTTGTTGCGCCGCAGAACCGCGAAGCAACAGCATCCTTGCAAGGGCGTTGCGGGACGCTTCTGGCATCTGCAATCGTTGCGCTCCATAGCGAATTATGCCGGGAACATTGCCTGTTTGAACATTTTGCGCCACATCAACTGTTTCCATAAAGTTGTTGAGGTCGCGTTGCGCTTCCTGACGCGCAAAGGTTTGCGAACCTTGCCCGGCTCGTTCAACCGATTTAACACGCTCCTGCCCAAGCAACACACGCCTAAAATCGTTGAAATTATTACCAAAAATAAGCCGCAAGCGTCCCTGCAAGGCAGGTTCCTTCCATGCGTTAAGCAACTGCGTTTGACCTGATTGCGTACCAATCTTGTCACGCAATGCTTGCGCTGCACCAAGCCGGAAAGCGTCCATCTCGCCGCGACTCATGCCGTTGATTAATTCGCTCAAATCCTCAACGCCAAGCCGCAGGGATTCAGACCCGCGCCTCATGGCGGTTTCAATTTCAGCGCCGCCAGCAAAAGTGTCACGCGCCGTTCGATATATGGAATTACCGGAATCGTCTTTTGGCGACAAATCATCAAGTTTTCTAATTAATTCATTACGCAATCCGCTGTAGGCTCTAGACCGTTCCGTAGCCTTGCCAAACTCGCCACGCGCTCCTTCCTCAATGTCAAAAAGTGCTTTTTTAATTCGGTCAAGTGCTTCAAACGGAATGGGGTCGCCCGGTTTAATTTGAGACAAATCTGGCATATCTTCGCCAGACACTTGCGCTAATTCGCGTGCAGGCCCTTGCGCTCTTGTGGCGCGTTTAAGCAACGACAC